ACTAGAATTCATTCACTCAATTGCCGCACGGCATTACCAGAGCCTGTCGCCGCGCCGCTCCTGCAGCACCTTTCGCGTCCAACCTGAGCCCTCAACAGAATGACCTATTCCGCTTCGCGGCTGATGCCGCTCGTCTGTCTTGCGCTGTTCTCGATGCACGTTTCCGCCCACGCCACTGTGCAAGACCCGGCCGATCCGGTCTTTGCCGCTGGCGGCGAGGCCGAACTGACGGCACATGCCGGCCTCGCCAGCCAGTACGTCTGGCGCGGCCTGCGCCAGACCGATGGCAAGCCCGCCGCCCAGGCCGGTATCGACTACGTGCACCCGAGCGGCTGGTCGGCCGGCACCCGCGTGGTGAACGTGGGCGACCGCACCATCGCCAGGGGCACGGTCGAGTGGGACCTGTATGGCGGCTACAGCGGCAAAGTGGGCGCACTCGGCTATAGCCTGATGGGGCACTACGCCAGGTATCCGGGCGCCGGGCGCGGACCGAACGGCGGCCGCTTCGACTATGCCGAGCTCTCGGCCGGCGTCAGCTATAAAGCGCTGTACGCCAAATACAACTACACCGTCAGCCGCAGTTTCTTCGGCATCGGCAACGCGCGCGGCACTGGCTACCTCGACGGCGGCGCCAACCTCGACCTGGGCCACGCCACCATGCTGAACCTGCACGCCGGCGAAGGCCGGGTCGCCGGCGCCGGCAACGATTACTGGAACTGGCGCGACGTGAAAGTGGGCCTCACGCATCGCCTGAACGGCGGCTGGAAGGTGGCGGGCGCCTATACCCGCGCCTTTGGCGCCACGCATGCCTACGGAGGCAACACGGCCGGCATCCTGAACCGAAGCGAGCGCATCGGCTATACCGACCCCGGCAAGAACACCCTGGTGGTATCCCTCAGCAAGACCTTCTGACCTGGTCCGGCTGATTCCTCGGACATTGCCCGAAGTTTGTCCGAATCCGCCTACGTCAAGATAGGGCAAGTTTTCCCGGTGCGGGTCTTGTATGCCGACGGGGCACCCTTATCATAAGCAATGTCTCCAACTCAGACCAACTGAGCGTTTGCCGCCGCCGCACTTGATGCGCCGGCGGCATTTTTTTCGCGTCTGCAGCCGGCCTTACTTGGCCGCCAATTGCTTGCTGGGAACATACTTGAAGCCGACCGCGACGACGTCGCCCAGGGCTACGTTCTGGTCCAGGCTCAGCCCCACGTGCCTGCCACCTCCCGCTGCTGATGAATGGCCCAGCATCGCATGCATGCCTAAAGGCAAATTTGTTTGCGCATAAATCGTCGGGACAGAGCGGGGGCATTGCTGCCGATCCTTGTCACTGGCTCAACAACTAACACCGAAGTTGCTGCACGGTGTACAATCCCCGCCGGCGCGGGCATGGCGGAACTGGTAGACGCATCAGACTTAAAATCTAAACCGAAGTCGTTGAAAATCAATGACTTGACTTCAATATTCGTTCCGCAAACTGTAGCTTGAAGCCGCCCCAACCGCCCTATGAAAAATGATGACTTCGGGGCGTTTTGCGGAAACCCTTTTTGCGCTATCTCGTCGGCTGATTTGTGGTCTTACGCCATCATTTTGGCATGACACCTCGAACCGACCACCTCACCGCCTGCCGGATCGACCTGGCCCTGATCCTCCTGCCGGCGATCACCTGGCAGGAGGCAGCGTGCATGCTCACGGAGAACCAGGTTCCGCCGGAGGTGGCGGCGCGGGTGCTGACCCAGCCGGAGGCGCGGCGAGCGCCGGAATGCGCACTCCATACTCATCGCTGCTGAACAGGTAGACGTCGCCGGTCGGCGTGGCAAGGTGGAAGTCCATCAGGGCACGAACCCGTTCTCCGCAGCCCACGCTTGGCAGGCCCGGCCGGTGGCAAGATGCCGCTCGACAGCTTCGTCTAGCGCTCGCGTATCTCTTTCGACGTCTTCACGTACCAGCCTGCCGGCGGGATCGGCGCCGTCGCCGCTGCTGGCATCTTCGGCTTCGGTGGCGGGGGCAGGGCCACAGGTTCCGGTACCGACACGCACGCGGTCAACATAGATGCGCTGAACAACAGGAGCAAGCTCTTCATTTTTCACCTCAGTGATCTTCAGGTTGGTTTCGCCCTGGTGCTGGGCCAGGGCGGCGTTTTCTTCGGTGCGGGTCAGGATGGCTGCGTCATCGCGCGCTTTGCGCTCGGCGACCGCAGCGGCGTGGCCGGCCTGGTACTGGTGGGCGCCATACCAGCGCACGCCCAGCACGCCGGCCACCAGCAGGATCAGCATCAGCATGACGGTGGCCGCCAGCCGTTCGAGCGCCGTCATGGCTTCACCGCCGGCAGGATGTCGTACTGCGCCATGTTCCGGCCGCGCATGACGGCGATCAGGCTTTTCTCGTAGCTGGGGTCCGTCGCGTAGCCGGCAGCAGAAACGGCGCGCGCCCAGGCCTCGCCGCCTTTCTGCTTGAAGCAGTCGTTGTAGCGCGGGTTCTTCAGGAAGAAGTCGGCACGGTCGGTGATGCTGGCCGATAGCGTCGGGTACGCGCGGAACTTGCAGACCATCGGGATGCGCTTCCCCTTGATGACTTCGTGCGTGTCGACGTCGACGGTTGGCCCCTTCCAGGCGCGATCTGCCTTCACGCCGAACAGGTTGTTGCCGGGCGCGCGCTCGCCCCAGCCTGATTCCAGGGCGGCCTGGGCCAGGGTGAACGAAGCAGGGATGCCGTGGGCGCGCTGGCAGGCCTGGGCGGCCGGCAGCAGCATGGCGATGAAGGCGCTAGGAGGCATCACAGCACCTCCTTCACGTCGCGCACGATCTCGGCCAAGTCGGCGTCGCGGCGCTTCTCGATGAACTTGAACAGCGCGCGCACCAGCGCCCAGGCAGGCAACCCGCAGGCGAACACCACGGCCAGCATGGCGATCATACCGAAGGGGTCGTTCACCCAGTGCTGAATGCCCAGGTAGCGCACCAGCATGGCGCCGCCGCCGATCGAGCCAACCAGGGTGCAAGCCAGGGCCACGCGCCATTCGCGCTCGTCGGTGGGGCGCGTCATGCTCATGACGACGAATGCGGCCAGGCCGGCGCCGAGGGCGCCCATGCCGGCGAGGCCGCCGATGATTTTCCAGCCTGCGACGCCGGCGGCGGTGCTGGAGATTGGTTCACTCATTTTGTGAGCTTTCATGTGTAAGTTTGCGGTGGTTTGGCCGAGTGGCCATAAAAAAACCGCCCGAAGGCGGCTGCTTGTGCTGCTGGGTGTTACTGGTTGCCGTCCCAAGCCAGGTCGGCGATGACCCCTGAGACGCTCGCTTTCTGCCCGATGCTGTCGGTGAGCGTGTACTTCAGCAGCGCGCGGAACGAGCCGTTGGAGTTCTTCGTGAAAGCCTTCGAGACGGTCGGCGTCGAAGACGTCGGGTTCGACAGCGTGAAGCTGCCCGGGTTGCTGGTGAACTCCCAGAAGTTCGTGTAGGGCGGCACGCCGCCACGACGAACCGCTGTCGGGGAGCAGGAAACAACGCCATCCCCCGCAGTGCTTTTCGCGTACCCGCTGTCGCCATACGCCTCGGCAATCGGGACAGGACTGGTCGGCGGCGTCACGCTCTTGCCCCAGAAGTCGTCGGGAATCTTCACCGGCTGGCCTGCTGACTTGCCAGCCAGGGCCAGCACGTCGGCATCCGTGGTGCTGATCGGGTAGTTTCGGCCAGGAGTGGCGATGCGCAGCTCGTTGAGGATCTGGTCGGTGCTGATCGGTCCGGAGGCGGGAAGGGTCATTTGCCCTCCAGCCGCGCCAGGCGCTTGTCGGTCTTGGCCACGTAGGCGAAGAACGCGCGCGTCAGCTCGACGGCGATCACGAAGGCAGCGGCGCCGTAGTTCACCGACTTGAAGCCGCGCGCGTCCGTGTGCACGGCCTCGGGCCAGATTGCTTCCAGCTCCTGCGCCGATCCGCCAATGCCGGGCGTGCCGTCCTTCTTCCACAGGAAATCGCCGAGCCTGCGAATGTTGGCGATACGCTCCAGGAAGTCGGCGGGGCGGCGGCGCCATTTCTTCTTCAGGCGCTCGTCGGAGTTGAAGTTGCCGGTTTTGGCGACAAGGTTGCCGGCGTTGTCCAACGAGAGGATCGATGCGCCGTAACCGCTGCTGATGACTTCCAGGCCATTGCCGCTTACCTGAATGAACTTCTCGCCGCCTGTTCCGCGCAAACAGATGATTGCTACTGGCGTCGAACTGTTGAGGGTCAGCCCCTCGCCTGGCGCATTGATCTGCAGGCGGCCGTCCATGGTGTTGCTGCCGTTGCGTGCCAGATACGCCGCTGCCACCGCCGCCGGCGTCATCCTGCTGTTGAACGAGTTCCAGTCGCCAGTGCTCAGGTAGCCGTCCGTCAGCATGCTGGCCGCCACCGGCCCGGTGCCGCTGGTGCGCTGGTAGCCCATGCACTTCCAGTTGCCGGCGCCCAGGCTCTTGAACACGGCCACGTCGCCGGCGCGCGTGATGATGTTCGCCGCGCCCGGCAGTTGCAGGGTGCCCGCGTTGTGGGTCAGGGTCAGCGCGCCAGCGAACGTCACCCAGCGCAGCACGCCCTCGTCGGCGTTGTCGAACGCGGTGATCGTGGTGGTGCCGGTGATGTTGATGTTGGCCGAGGCCGCGAAGCCGATGGCCACGGTTGCGGCCGACGCCAGCGGCACGGTCGGGCCGCCCACCAGATCGGCCAGCTGCCGCAGGAAACCGAAGCCCGCGCGCAGGTAGTCGTCGATGGTGCCTTTGACCGTCTCGGTGCCCGCCGGACTGTTCTCCGACGCGACCTTGCTCAAGTCGGAAATCTTGGATGGAACTGGCATTATGTTATGCTCCAGGTAATAAAAAAGCCCGCACGGGGCGGGCTTTCAGGGGTTCAAATGTCTATCGATCCGATCGGTCTCGGTGCTGCAGTCGCCTTCGTAATCAACGCCTGGCTTGCGTCACGGCGAAAGTAGGCCGCGCTGCCGCGCCTCCTCTTCCTCTGGTGTCGTCGCCAGCATGCCCATGGCCATAGCTGGCGACACCAGCATTCCCGCCGGTTGACGTGCGCCCGCCGGCTGCGGCACGACCAGTGAGCGCGGCACGTCCAGCGCGCGGCCAGACTGCATGCCCACCGTGATGTTCTGCAGCGGATCGCCGATTGCGGCCTGGCCGAACGGAATCTTCGACAGCACCGACTGGCTCAGGAAGCGGTCGACGATGGCGGCGCCGGCAGCTGCCGTGTTCGAATTGTTCACCGCGCTGCCCACTGGCTGGAACTGCTCGTAGCTGGCCACCCGGCCCAGCGCCTTCATCTGATCGATTTCCTGCTGCGAGAAGAACAGCCGCAGCTTGCGGTCGCCGATTGAACTCAGCGCTTTGTTGTAGCCGGCCTGGCTGAACCGGCCCACCTCATCTTCTGCGCTGTTCAGCGCGCGCGATTTCAGGTGCCCGGCAATCTGCTCGCGCACCGATTGCATCGCCACCGGGTTGGCCTTGATCGAGTGCTTCAGCTGGGCCACCGCCGAAAAACTGGCGTCCTTCCCGCCACCGACGATGAACTGCTGCACAAACTTGTCCGGCTCGACGCCATCGCGCACCGCCTGCAGCGCCGGCGTGCGCTCGACGGTCTGCATCCAGGCGCGGTTGACGCGGCGCGCCTTGTTGAAGGCATCGATCGCATCCTGGCCAACGTTCGCAGTAGCTCCTGGCACGGCCACCTGGTTGCCGCCGACCGGCGCCGCACGTTGTCCAATCAGCGGCGCCTCGTCGAGCGCCTGACGCACAAGGCCCAGCGCGTGCCGAACGTTGCCGTCCATGCTGTTGCGTTGCAGCCGCCCGATGTTGGTCTTGAACTGCTCGGCGATCTCGACCGTGAGCGGGATCGAGCCGTCGGCAAAGCCGTTCAGCTTGTTGCGGATATCCGGCGTCAGGAAGCTTTCGACGTTTGCTTCGTTCAGCAGGTCGCCGGCGCGCTGTGTGAACGAGTAGTGGTCGAGCGGCGCGCTGCGACCCTGGCTGTCGCGTGCCCGGTCGTAGAGGCGACCAATAACATCGTTGGCCTTCTCGTTGCGGCGTTCCAGGGCGCCGATCACGCGCTGACCGCCGCCGTAGGCATCGTCAGCCGCATCCGCGCCCAACTTGTTCAAGCCCTGGGTGAGCAGCTTGTTATTGCGGTTCTCGGTCTGGCCGAGGAACTGCGCCGTCGAGTCCTTGCTGTTGATGCCCACCTTCGACAGGTTCTTTTGGCGCGTCACCACAGCCGGATCGAGCGTCAGGCCGCCGGCGGTCGGCGTCAGGCCGGTCATGCGGTAGTCGGCCAGGCGCCGGATGGCATCGGGCGACACCTGGTCGCTGGTGCGGAACGCGGCCGACACATCGTTGCGGATGCTCTGCGCCACCTGGGCGGGCAGCTGGTCGAGCGTCAGGCCGGAAGCCTTCAGGGCATTCTCGATGGTGACGTTGATCTGCTGGGCCTGCTGCTGCGTCGGCGTGGCCGGGCGCAGGAGCCGCTGCAGGGCGCCGGTTGCACGCTGCGCGCCGCCCATGGCGAACGGGGTTGCTACGCCGGCCGCGAGCGACGCGACGAACTGCGAACCCTCGTTGCCGCCGGTCTCGCGGGTGTAGCCGCCAGCGCCGCCGGCAGCGGCAGCAGAGCCGAGCTGCTGCGCCGGGTTGGCCGCCAGCTGCTGCGCCACGGCCTTGGTCACACCCGATGATCCCTGGGCGACACGGCTTGCGGCCGCAATCGGCACGGCGCTGCCGGCCATCATCCGGGTAACGTCGCCCACAACGCGCTCGCGCGCATTGGCAGGCTTGGGCAGGCCCAGGGAGTTGGCCAGCCGCTCGCCCGAACGTCCTTCGATAGCCGGGCGCTCGCGCGCGTCCTGCATGCTCACCAGGTCGGTAATGGTCGGCTTCTTCGTCGGCAGGATGGCGTTCAGGCCGGCGCGGATCGGCGACGATAGGAAGTCGAGCGTATCGCCGACGCCTTCGATGCCATAGCGCGCGGTCAGGCCGAACTGGCGCGGCACGTCGCTGATGGCGTCATTCAGCTGCTGGCCGAAGGGCTTAGCCGGCGGTGGTTCGGCCGGCAGCGACTGGATGTACGTCGCCAGGCGCTGCGCAGCCGCAGCGTCGCCGGCGGCGTCCGCGTTGCGCAGCGCGGTGTAGAGTTCCTGGCGATCTGCCATTATTTCGCTCCGTATTTGTTGAGCAGGTTGCTGATGTCGGACGGGTGCCCCGCCGGCGCCGCCTTCTTCGGCAGGTCCTTCACGTTCTTGACCGGGCCGTGCTGCCTGTCGACCGCCTGCGCCGCCGGCGAAAGGAACTTGTCGAAATCCTTGCGTCCGGTGCTGACCTCGTATTGCTGCTGCAGGCCGTGCAGCTGGCCGCGCATCAGCTCTTTGTAGGTGCCGATCACGCCCTTCAGCTGCGCCGGGCTGTTTGCGGCCGCGATCACCCGCGCCGCCTCTTCGCGGTCGTGCACACCGCCGCCGGTGCCGACGATGGCTTTCACCACCTCATCAGCGACCACTTTCTTGGCCGCTTCGAAGTTCGTCGGCGCTGGATTGCCGGTCTGCGACTTGAAGTAGTTCGACGCCCGGTTCATCGCCTGGGCATCGCCGTTGTGCAGCGCGTCGGCCAGCTCGTCCAGCGTGTTGAGGTGCGAGATCGAGACGTTGAAGGAGCGCACGGTGCTGCCCAGCTTACCGTCCGAGAACGACTTCACGGCAGCGTTTTGCGCGGCGACAGCGCCCTTGTTCGTTAGCTGATCGCGGCGCTGTTGCTCGGGGTCGACGCCGTACTTCAACTCGGCCGCCGTGTTCAGGATTTGCGCCCGCACCTGCACGCCGACCTTGCCCATACCCATCGGTGGAAGGGTGCCGTCGAAGTTGTAGCGCGCCGCAGCGTTCAAGATGGCGTCCGAGCCGATCGGTACCTGCTCGTCGGCTTTCGCGCGGGCGTCGGTCATGTTCTGGCCGCGCCGTGCGGTGTCGGAGCTGAGCTGAGCATCCGGACTGACCGTGTTCTTGATCGTGTTCACCGGTTTGCCAGTGAACGGGTCCAGGCCCACGGTGCTGCCGCCGGTGTTCTGGAAGTTCAGCTTCTCCAGGTCGGGTGCGAAGCCGTCGACTTGCTCGGTGCGGCCGTCTTCGTACACGTTGGCCATGACGCGCTGGCCGTTGATGGTGCGCACCGACTGTTCCTTCAGTTTCGGGCGCAGCTTCTCGGCCAGGTCGTAGTAGGCCTTCGCGTCGGCTGGGTAGCCGGCCTGCGTCAGGCGGTCGCCATAAGCCAGGTAGGTGTCGAACAGACTGCCGGATGGCGCGCTGGCCGCCGGTGCTGGTGCCGGTGCTGCCTCGGCCGCAGGTGCCGCGCTGGCCGCGCGCGGCGGGTCGCCGATCTTCGGCAGGCCGGCCAGGCGGTTGGGCTGCATGGGTGAGCCACCGGTCAGGATGCGCTGCAACTGCATCGGCTTGTCCGCCGCCGCCTTCAGCTTCTGGTTTTCCAGGCCGGTTTGCTCGAGCTGGGCTTTGCGCAGGGCGGTTTGCTGCTGCTGCGCCAGCGCGCCCTGGTAGCCCTGGCTGCCGGCCAGCAGGCCATTCCCCAGGATGCCGCCCAGGTTGCCTTGGCCGGCCAGCAGCGCCGCGCCGAAGTTCAGCAGGCCTTGCTTTGCTGCGGACCGCTCATTTGGGTCTTCTGGCAGGGCCAGCATCCCCTGGAATTTGTCGAACATTCCGTTCTCCTGTTAGATGCCGCCGCGCTGGCGGAGACGTGCGAGCCTTGTAAGGACCTCGTTGTTGTTTGATGCTCGGCTACCCATGCCGCCGGCAATCGACGGCTGCTCGCCCTGGAACAGCGGCTGGCCCGGCGCCGGCGCGCGCTGCTGCTGGCCGCCGCCCATGGCCTGGCTCATGCGGCCGTAGGTGGCGGCGCCTTTGCCGAGGCTCTGCATGGTCGATCCGGCCTTCAGGTTCTGCAGCGCGGAACCGCCAGCGGCGTTATAGCCCGGCTGGCTTGCGGCAACTGCATTCATGGCGGCTTCGCCTTGCGCTGCTGTGTAGCCTGGCTGGCTGGCTGCGATCGCATCGAGCGACGACATACCCGCCGTGGCCTGGCCGCCTGTTCCAGCCGCCGCGCCGGTTGCGCCACCGCCGCCGGCCAGCATGCCGCCGCCAGCACCACCAGCACCGGCGCCTGCGCCAGCACCACCCGCGAGCATGCCGCCCTCGGTAACGGCCGGCGTGACGAAGGTCATTGCGCCTGGCACGGCCGCGCCTTCAGCGGCCAGCATGCCGCCACCGTATGCCGCCATGGCCGCGTCGGCCGCTGCTGCGCCAGTTCCAGCCAGCGCGCCACCACCAGCACCGGCGCCCGCGCCGAGAAGGCCTGCGCCGGCCGCACCAGCACCTGCACCAGCTGCGGCGCCAGCACCCAGCGCGCCCGCACCTGCGCCGGCGCCAGCTGCACCTGCTGCACCAGCACCAGCCGCGCCAGCGGCTCCGGCGCCTGCGGCCGCGCCACCAGCTGCTGCACCACCTGCGGCCGCGCCGCTACCTGCTGCTGCGGACCCGAGGGCCGCTGCCGTTTCAACACCTGACATTTAATTTCTCCTTGAATTAGCCGAGCATGCCGTACAGGGCGGCAGCGCCCCCGGCCATCTGCGCGTATGGGTTTGCACCAGGTGCGGACTGGCTGACGGTCGACCCGCCGCCCACGGCCGCGCGGATCGAGTTGCCCAGCACGTCGAGCTGCTTGTACGGCGACTGCGCCTTCTCGTTGAAGTAGTCCATCTGGTCGGTCAGCTTCTGCTGGTCGGCGCCGTACTGGATTTCGCCAGCACCCTGCAGCTGCGCCGCGTCGGTGTAGGCCTGGTTGCCGTACTGGAGCGCCTGCGACGCGGCGCCCAGCTGGTTCGCGCGCTCGGCCTGGAATGCCGTCTGGTTGCGGTTCAGCTGGTTTTCGGCCAAGCCGGCGCTCTGGTTGTAGTTCTGCATGCGCATGCTCGTGGCCGAGTCCTGCAGACCCTGCGCCAGGTTGCGCGAGTTCGCGTCCTGCGACTGCTGCCAGGCCGAGCCGCCGAACGCGCCGGCGCGCGCCATCGTGGCGTCGGTGCCGGCAACCGCGGCGTTGTAGTTGCGCGTGATGTCGCCGGCCGCCTTATCGATGGAGCCCTGCAGGTAGGGGTTGTCGCCCATGTAGGCGTTCGTCCCGGTGTCGCGGCCCAGGTACTGGCCGTTCAGCGTGCCTTGCAGCGTCTGGCTGCCGGCGTTGATCTCGGCCGAGCCGTTCAAGGCCCGGTTCTGGACCATGTTCAGGCCCTGCGTCTGGTAGCCGTTCAGGTCGGCCGAGCGCTGGCCGGCGTAGACCGGCATTTCCTGCTGCGACAGCTGCTGGCCGCGCTGCAGGAGCGATTTCGCCGCCGGCTGCGCCCAGGTGGGCAATTCGGTGGTCGTCTTGCTGGTGGTGTTCGATGGAGTGCTGCTGCCCATGGAAGCTCCTATAGTGGGTAGTGGTAGGTGACTTTTGCCCGGGAGAACCCGAGCCTCCGCGCGCCGGCCTCCCATTCATCGCGCGCCGAGGCGAACGAAATCAGCGTGGCGCCGACGTTGCGCGCCACCGCCTGCACGTGCGGGAAGAAGCGGCGCATCAGCGGTCGCTTGCTGGCCGAGTACGCGCACCAGATCTCGACGGCCTTGCTGTGGAAGGTTGGGACCAGCCGCAGCACCAGGAAGCCGACGTACTCGCCGGCCGCATCGGTGCCCATGTACAGCGTGGAGTGGCCCTGGCGCAGCGACATATAGACGTCCTCGGGCAGCCAGTCGTCCGTCGTGGCCTTCTTGACCTCGACCAGGCCGGCGCGCACGCGCTCCCATTCGGCGGCCAGGTGCTGCGGTTCGATTGCGCGGAGCATCTCAGTTCCCTGTCAAAAATCGTTTCGGGACGAAGGTGAGCGGTGCTGCAGTGCACAGCCATCCCTCGACGACGTACTTGGCGCCGGCGGCGCCCAGCTCGGCCGGCGCGCTGTTGCGCACGAAGTCGCCCGGCGTATAGCTGCCGGTGGCCGGCGCCGCCGCCATGGCGTTCGTGCACGCGGCAATCCGGCCCTCCGACATCGCGTTCACCAGGATGGCGTTTTCGCGCTGCAGCTCCTGGATGCGCAGCTTCAGCGCCGACACGCTGTCGGCCTGGCCCAGCCGCGCGTCCGTGGTCAGTTTGTTCATTCCATACCGTCCGGGATCAGTGCCGGCGTAAAGCCGACGATTTCGAAGTCGCCCTGCAGGTCGACGCGCATGCGGTGGTAGCGTCCGGAGGCCAGCGGGTCGTAATGGCTGCCGGCCAAAGCATTGCTGCCCCGGTTTTCCAGCGCGCCGCCGTCGAAGTTGCGGGTGTAGTGGGTCATGCTCGACGCTGCTGGCCTGGCCGTGAAACGGGGCGTCACGCGGGTAAGCGTCGTGTACTGCTCGTCGTCGCCAAAGTCGCCAGTGGTCAGCGAGGCGGCGCCGCACGGGCCGGTGATCGTCTTGATCTTGTGGTCCGTGCTGACCACGCCCATCGCGCTGCCGCTGGTGTCGAATGCCGGCGAGTCGAAGGGCAGGTCGGGCAGCGTCTCGTAGGTCAGCGTCGCGTCAGCTGGCCAGTTGTCGTAGTTGGTCTCGGCGCCCTGGTACTGGAACACGGTCTCGATTGGCAGCGACACGCGGCCCCAGCGGTTGTTGTTCAGGTTCAGCACCAGCGCATCGGTCAGCGCGCCACTGGAGCCAGGCGTCGGGTAGAACCACCAGCACAGGTTTTTGCCCTGGTCGAAGTGCGAACGGATGCGGTAACGGTAGGTGGCGTCGGAGTTGGCGAAGAACCATTCTTTCGGCGCGCCCTTGATTGGCGTGGGCCGGGCGCCATCGAACAGCCAGAAGTCGTCCTTCCCGATGAACACGTGCGCGGTGCCGGTGTCGATCACGGCTTCGGCGCTGATCGCGCCCACGTTCGATGCCACCAGATCCCATTGCCAGATCACCGGCTTGCCCACGTAGGTGCCCAGGTACATGGATTTCTCCTTGTACGCGACCACGTTCTTGCCCAGGCGCTTCGCGGCGCGGATATCGCCCGGGGTGTCGAGCAAGTAGCCAAACGCGGCTTGGTTGCTGTCGGCCGGTGTCCAGGTCAGGTGGTCGTAGATATGCGAGCAGGCCCAGGCGTCCGGACGGTCACCGCCGGAATAGGTGGCGTTCAGGCCGAAGGCCAGCACGAAGCCGGAAGCGGTTTCGATGATCCGCGCGCGCGGCGACTGCGGAATGTCGGCGAACGCCGTCCCGCTGCCGGTCGACACCTGGATCAGCTCGGTCTCGTTGCACGCCAGCGAGGCGTTGCCGAACTGCGCGAACCGCCAGCGATTTTCCACGCTGCCCGTGTAGCTGCCGCTGCGCGACTGGTCCACGAACTGCGTGCCGGACAGCTCGTACATCTTGGTGCGGGTGCCGACGAACACGCGGCTCAGCTTGTCCAGGCGCTGGAGCACGGCGCCGCCCCGGCATTCGGTAGGCAGGGCGGCCAGGCCGGCATCCATCGGCGTCGGCGCGCCGGCCATGCCTTTCAGCGTCGGCAGCAGGTTCGTGCAGTCCGCCAGTGCACCGGGCGTGGTGCTGTCGGCGTCGGGGGTGAAGCCGATCAGTGGGATCATCGTGCACTTCCAATGGTGAGGGTCGAGCCGCTGTGGCGCTCGGCCTGGTCGGCGTCGATCAGCGCGTTGGCAGCCGCGGCGAACATGCGCGCGGCGGTCGGGATGCGCGCGTCGTCCTTCAGGTGCGCATAGGCCTCGATCAGCGCCGAATACAGGTACACGGCCGGCGTGGTCTCCAGTAGCCAGTTCGTGTCGTCGTCGGCCATCAGGGCCGGGAAACGGCGGTAGTAGGACAGGGCGAATGTCGCGGGCGTGCCGCCTTCGACGGCGATGCCGCCGTCCTGCAGCGTGAAGTACCGGGCAAAGCCGGTCGGTGCCAGGTCGGCGAAGCGCTCGGGCGTCACGTAGTCCAGCGTGCGAGGGCCAGCGCCGTCGTTCACCGTCAGGCGATCGACAGCCAGGAATCGGTCGGGCAGGGCGGCCAGCGACGCCGTTTCGCGCGCCAGCATCGCGCGCAGGCGCAGCGGCGCCACGCTCACTTCGATGTCGCGGAAGCCGTTGTACAGCCGCGCCTCGGCGAGCGCCACGAAATCGGGGATGACGGCGGTCAGGTTGGTACGGCCTAGCCGATTGGCGATGGCTTGTTTCAGTTCGCCGTAGTTCATCAGATGCGGCCCTCGTAGATGCGGCATTTGCTGTGCTCGGCTAGGAACTCGTCCAGCTTAGCGTCGTCGGCGGCGATGATTTCCCAGCCGACGCCGTACTTGCGCAAGGCCCAGCTGTTCAGCAGGTCCAGCGAAATCGACGCCATGTAGTGGTCGCCGTCGTGCGTCTTCGTCATGCCGGCGCGGCGCAGCGCTTCGTTGCGCGCCAGGGCCGCTGACACGTCGGTGGATTGAACGATCATGCCGGTGCCGTCGCCGTGCTGGTGCATCGTCAGGCGACTGTTGGCGGTGGCGTCGAGGATGAGGCTCATGAGGTATCCAGAAAAGAAAAAGGGCCAGCGGTTAGGCTGGCCCTTTCGGGGTTGCTACAGGGTAGGGATCACGAAAGATCGCAAATTGCCCCGTGGGCCTTGGGGTTCTTGTTGATCAGGGTCCACTCGGTGTTGACCATCACGTTCTGCGTGTCGCCGATCTTCGCCAGCGGGGTGTCCTTCATGCCGCGCAGGGTGCCCAGGGCCAGGAACTCCGGGTTGATGATGGCGACTTCGCGCTGACGCATGTGGCGGGCGTTGACGGCCTTCACGCGGCCGAACGGGCCGATGTAGACCTCCAGCGTGGCGGTCAGGGTCTTGTCTTCGGCCTTGTCGAAACGGGTCTGGCCGGCCAGGAACGTGTCGAACACGGTGCGCTGGGTGGACGGCAGCAGGATGTAGCTGTTGTCCAGGTCGGCGCCGTTGTCGAACATTGCCTGCAGCACGGACTTGAGCATCGGCTCAGTGAACGCGCGCAGGGTGCCGTCGACAGCCGCGGTGTTGGTGGTCGGGTTGGCATCGATACCGTTGACGCCGCGCGAGGTGTTTGCGTTCATGAAGCCGAACAGGCCGCGCGCTTGCGGGGCGACATTAGGCGATGGTGCGATGGCGGTGGTGTTCTGCAGGAGGCCGAATTCGACGTCCTTCTTCAGCTCGACCATCTTTTTCGCCAGCTGGTAGCTGTATTCCGACTTGCCGCCGGCTTTCTCGACGGTTTCCTGGGTGCCGGTCACGCCGAAGGTCTTCTCGCTGATCTGCGTGAAGTTGTTCAGGCGGACGGCCGGCGAGACGGCGTTGATGGTCGACTGGTTACCCTGCTCGACCTTGTTCGACGCGCCAGGGGCGTATTCGTCGGTCAGCCAGGTGGGGTTGATGCCTTCGACCTTTTCCTTGCCGATCAGCTTCACGAACGGGGTCTCGTTGACCGACACGTTCCAGATTTGGTTGAACAGCTGCTCGCGGTTGCGGTTGCTGTTGAAGGTTGCGTGGGTATTTGCGACTTGTGGCATGGTGCCTTCCTTTTACGAAGCCATCGTCAGCGCAGCGGCAAAGTCTTTCAGACTGCCGGTTTGCTGAAGACGGCGGGTTTGTTGGTCAAGCTTGAGTTGCGCAGCAGGCTTCGATGCCGGCGCGGCCTTGGCTGCCTTGGTAGGCAAAGCCGCGACCTTCTTGACCGCCTGCTGCGTGGTTTTTTGCTGCTTGTCGAACTGCGACGCCTTGTAGAGCACTTCCAGCATCCGCTTGTCGGTCACCTGGGCCAGCTCGGCGTCGGTGAAGCCGGCCGCCTTGCCGATGGTCTTCATTTCGGCGATGTGCTCCTTGCCGAAGCCGGGGACCAAGGCCGCCATGTGCGTTTGGGCTTCCTGCGCCTGCTGAGCGCGCGCCTGCGCCTGGGCCTGCTGCTGTTGGGCGGTCAGTGACTGAAGCTTCTGGCCGATCCCGCGTTCGACTTCACCGCGACGCGCCTGCATGCGGTTGTAGTCGGCCATGTGGATGCCGTAGGAAACAGGGTCGCTCTCGCGCAGGGCGTCCCAGTCAACCTGACCGTATTCGGCAAGGGCGGCGTCGATGCCTTGCAGCTGCCCGATCTCCTGGGCGTACTGCTGCACCTCGGCCGCCTGCTGCGCGACGTGGGCGTTCCATTCCTGACGGTCTTGGGCCAGGCGCTGGGCTTTCTGCGTGTAGTCTTGCTGACGCAGGTAGCCGTTTTTCGCCTCATCCTTCGAGACCGAGACCTTTTCGCCATTGATTTCCAGTTCGAAGACCGCTTCGTTCGGGTCCGGCGCAGGGTCCGGTTGTCCGTCGGGATCGGGGGCGGGGTCTGCGTCGGGGTCCGCGACAGCGTCGGGATCGGCGTCAGGGTCTGCATCCGGGTCCGGGTCCGCGATTGGGTCCTGGTCGGGATCGACGTTTTGCGGGTCCGTTTCCGGTTGTCCGTTGCCGCGGTCGCCGCCCAGCATTTCCGCGAAAGAGTCGGTGCTCAGGGTGGTGTCTTCAGTGCTCAATGTGTGCTCCGTGAGGTGTGAGTTCAGAAATGGAAAAGGCCACCTCGCGGGTGGCCTTCTGATTGTTCCTAACTCGACGGACAGCTTTCAGGGGCAAGCTGCCAGCCCGGGGATTAGATGGTGGTGCCGTCCGACAGCAGGGCGGCCGGGGCGTCGCCGCGCACCAGGCGGATGCCGGCGTACTTGCCGACGTGGATCGCGCCGTCCTTGGCTTCCGGGTGCGTGATCTGGCAGACCGGCAGCGGCTGGGCGGCTTCCTCGATGCGTGCGGCGTAGACGGCCAGCGGCTCGACTTCGACAGGCGCCGGGGTCGGCTCGGGCAGCGGCTCGGGCTCGGATGCCGGTGCTGGCTCCGGATCGACCGGCGCTGCCGGCGGCTCTTCCACCACCGGGAGCGGCTGGGCGGCTTCTTCGGCCACAGGCGCGCTCGGCTCCGCGTCGACTGGTTTCTGTTCGTCCGGCTGTGCCGGGGCTTGTCCTTTACGTGCCATTGATCCTCCGTTGTACGGCTTCCGCCTTAATTTGCATGTTGGTGTCCATCAGCAGTTCGCTGCGGGCGATGGTTGCGCCGCCGACGTGCGCGATGAACGCCGATTCGAACTGCTTTGCTGCCCACAGCAGCTGCTTCAGCTTCTCGGCCTGTGCCGTGTTCTCGATCGGCAGCGCGGCCCAGCTCTCGACGATGGCCTGTTTGATCTCGGCCAGCACCTCCTTGAGCAGCGGGTCGTCCAGCAGGCGCTTGGCGTGGTCGCCGCGCGCGATCTGTTGTTCTGGGGTCAGGTCCATGTTCAGCCTATTGCGATGATGGAGTCGATGACGGCGTTCACCTGGTACTGAATGTCGGCGTCAGGCGCGGCGACCGGGGATGCGGCGATCTGCGGATTGCGCAGCACCTGCATGGCCAGCACGTGCGGCTTGATCGTCACCACGTCCTGGAGCACGCGCTTTGCCCACTCCTTGCGGGTGGCGTGGTCCGCCGTGCCCTCGGCCTCGGCGGCGATGTCCTGCGCCGCCAGCCACATGGCCACCTTGCAGCGACTCTGGAACTGGGCGTCGTTGGCAGCGCTGTGAATTACAAGAAAGTCCATATCATCCCAGCAGTAAAAGTTCGGTTTCGAATTCGTCTTCCAGCTCGTCGAGCAACGCCTGGTGAGCCTGCTCGGCGATCCAGGCAGCCACACGGGCGTGCACGTCGTCGACGACAGCCGGCGGCAGCACGATCGGGCGCGGACCGTGCACTGGCGCCCAAGTTGCCGGCGGCAGTTGTCGGGCCACGGCCTGCGCGATGATCGGCGCGGCGCGCTCGGCGGCGGGTTCGTCTGGCAGCAGCTCCAGCACCGCGGCCTCGATGGCCTGGCGCCGCTGCTTCTTCTGCGCTTTGGTCGGCTTGTGAGCCCGGGCCAGTTCTTCGGCGAACGCGCGCACCTCGCGCACGCTACCACCGCCTCCGCCACCACCAGCAGGAGCCGGGGTGACGTCGGGCAGCGGCTGCGTGCCGGTCTGCGTGATCGTGGGCGCCCAGCCTTGCACCACCAGGCCAGCAGGCGCCGGAGAGACCGTGAGGCGCTGCGTCTGGCTGATGATCGGGGCATAGCCCTGCACCACAAGCGCCGCCGGCGCCGGGCTGATCGCGCTGCTGCTGGTCTGCGTTACGGTCGGCGCGTAGCCGGTGACGACCAGTGCGGCCGGCGCAGGCGAGACGCCCTGATTCGCCGTCTGCGCGATGCTCGGGGCGTACCCGGCCACCACCAGCGCGGCAGCAGTCGGCGAAACGGTCGTCGTCGCGCCTGCCTCGTCCGGCGTGCTGCCGATCAGGTTGTCGATCTGGATTTGGCCGGAGGCCGCGTTCTGCCACCGCACCCCGATATAGCCGGGCTGCGTGATGTTCGTGTCGGTGACCGAGATCACCGGCGTCGCCCCGCCGTTGAAGTAGACCTTGAGCGCCGACCCGATCATTTCGAGCCGGACCTTCAGCGTCTCGCCAGCGACGGCCGCGTAGTTGAACGTCGCCAGCGTTGTCACGCCACCGTTGAGGTAGCGCACCAACTGCAGGCCGGTGTTCGCCAGATAACGGACTTGGTAGAACGTCTGTGCTGTCGGTGACACCCGGCCGCACGGTCCGCCGTAGCCTGCGACCGACGAAACGAAAATATCGGCCGAGACAGAGTAGTCCGCGCTCGGCGCCGGTGCGTCGGCCCGGTAGTAACCTGCGGTGCCGTTGGAGCGGGCGCGCTCACCGCCACTGGCGATAGTTGCCGAGTCAACTAGACTCGTCATCTTCACCCAGTTCTCGTTGTACACCTCCAGGCGCGTGCCGGCGGTGCCGGTGAAGGTCTCGTTCAGGAAGATCGTCAAAGCAGCACCTCAATGGCCGTATCGAGCAGGATCACCGTGTGCTGCACCAGCGTTGCTTCCACCTCCACGATCACCGATTGAGCACCAGGCTTGAAGTTCTCGCGGACCTCCCAGGAGATGCCCGCATGCTTCGCCAGGCTGGGGCGGTATTCGTCGCCAGCCACACCGGTGCCGACGACAGGGCAGCGGTACTTGCTCTTCATTTACGCCGCCTTGGCGGTGGTGCAGATGCCGGCCGCGTTCGGGGTGAAGCTCAGCTTGTTGCCCACGGTGGTGGCCGGCACGTCGGCCGGCGTGGCATCGCCCAGGAAGTAGCCGACAATCGGGTCGACCTTGCCGCTGATCGTGCCCGCTGCGCGGATGACGCCCCAGCGCCAGGCCGGGATCGAGCCGCCGGCGGCGGTCAGTTCGGCCGCATCCGACGAGAACTTCACCGAGCTGCCCGAGATCGACAGCGCGTCGTTGGCCAGCGTGATGCCGCCCGCGGTGTAGCCGCCGCTGGCCGCGATCTCGTTGCTCACGTCGGCGAACACTTCCAGCGTGGCCGGGTTCGGTACCCAGGAACTGGTGTGGTACGACAGCTTGAACGTGTTGGCCGAGTTCAGCAGGCCGAGCGCGATGTTCAGCACTGCCTTGTCGGGGATGATGATTGGGCCAGCGGCCATGGTTTATCCTTCAAATTGTTGTTGCGGCAGCACCTTGACGGTATGCGATGCCTTGCCGTCCGGGCCGCGCACGATGTGCGTTTCGGCCGAAGCCAGTTCTTCCAGCTTGCGGTGCAGGTCGACGATCAGCTGCATCGCGTTCGGCATGCTGCCGTCCACCTGGGCGGTACCAGCCTCGGCCATGCGCATTTTCAGCTCGGTGTTCTTGAGGCCCAGTTCGATTTCCTTGATCCGGACTTCCTTTTCCTTAAGCTGCAGGTCGATCAGCTTCAGCTTCGTGCTCGCCTCGAGCTCGGCCAGGTCGGTCTCGCGCTTGTACTCGGCGTCGCGTGCCTTGCCCTGCTGGCGTTTGTCCTCCAGCTCCAGTTCCATCTTGGCCAGCACCTGCTCGGGCGTTTCCTGCGGCGGCGCTGGCGGCGTCGTGGCCGGATCGGTCAGCAGCTTGGCCTCACCGCCCTGAATGTTCCCGGCCTTCAGCAGCATCTTGCCCAGGTTGTAGACGTTCTCCGGCGTGGTGACGCCAACGGTTGCGGCCTGCTGGAAGTACGCGCCCATCATCCCGAGGAACTGGATCGTCTGGCTCTTGTCGCCAGTGCCCAGGCCCACATTGATGTTCACGTCCATCTCGGCATTCCAGCCGCGCGGGTCGTAGTCCACCCACTTATTGCGCAGGCGGATCGTGGCCGGCTTGTCCTGGTATTCGCAGGTGAGGCGCAGCAGGCGGCGGCACAGGTCCTTGCAGCCGGTCTCGGCGAACACGCGCAGCATCATCAGCGCGCGCTTCTGGTCGCGCGTGTTGGCGATCTGCGCGCCGGTGGCGGTCTTGTTCAGGCTGTCGGCGTCGAGGCCTTGGTTCAGGCGGTTGATGCCGATGCGCTCTTCGCGCATGTTGTTGGCCAACTCGATGCCTTGGAGCGATTCGTTGGCCACCAGCGTGGTTTGAAGCGGCCCGGCCATGTTCGGCGATTTCATGCGCACCACGCCACCAATGCGGTTCGACAGCAGGTCGTCAAGGTTGACCTCCGTAGGAACCGCCCAGGTGCGCGGGTTATTCGCCAGGTACAGCGAATCCAGGTACTGGCGCGTCAGCGAGGTCTTGGTTTCCTGGATCGAGATCACAGGGTCAGCCAGGGCCATGCCGATAATGCGGTGCGGCAGCAGGATCGGCGACCAGATGCTGTATTCGTGGTCCTCGACTTCCTCGTTCTCCAGGGTGTCATTGCCGCCCATGAAGACGCGGCGCCATTCCGCGATGCCGTCGCCGTCGAAGTCGACCTTGACGAAGCCGAAGAACAGGGTCAGCTGCTGGTTGGCGCCTTCGCCGTGGTCGGCCTGCATCAGGCGGTCCGGATCGATGGCGAAGTCGGCGTGTGCGGCCTGGTAGTCGCTCAGGCGCTCGACGCGCGCACGGTCGAAACCCATGGCCACCAGGTCCGAGCGCGTATAGGTGCGCAGCTCGCCGATGCAGGTCACGTCCTCCATCTTCTTCGCGTGGCGCGACAGGATGAACGACGACGGCTCGATGTTTTCGATGCGCACGCCGCGCGGGCCGCTGTCGAACACCACCTCGATGTCGTGCAGCATCTGGGGCGGCTGGGCCAGCATGGCGGCCACCTGTTGCTGCTGCTCGGGCGGCAGGCTGGCCATCTGCTCTTGGGCCTGCGCGCGCTTCGCCTCGTCGTCCGGGTCTGGCACGGCGTCGTGGCTCACGATGGTGGCGCGCGGGTCGTTGGCGAACTTCACCAGCTGCTGGTCGGTCAGGCCGGTGTAGCTGGCCTTCTTGGTCTTGCTGGTCGCGTCCCACCAGGAGCGCACGATGCCGATCTTGGACAGGAAGCCGTCCTTGATCCAGGTCTGGAAGATCAGGAAACCCGGGTTTTTCTTCTTGATGAGGTGATTCACCACGTCGGTGACCTGCTCGGCATATTCCTCGTCGCCCGGCTCGACCGGCTCGAACTCGGCGATGTCGTCACCGGCGAAGAACGGCTCGAGCAAGTCCGGCACGGCGGATTCCACCACCTCGAACACGTCCCAGCTCACCACCTTGCTGCGGCCGTCCACCTCGTTGCCCATCGGCGAGCCGTGGTAGTAGGCGAGGTTGCGTTCGCGCTCGGCGGCCAGGTGCGAGGCGGTCCAGGCGGCGCTTTCGCTCACCTCGTGGTCGACCGCACTGCGCAGCTCGTCGTCGGTCATTTTGGTCATACGATTCCCAGTGATTGATAGTTGAGGCTGCCGCCCCATTCTTCGTTGCGCATGTCGTCGGCGTTGATGGCCACGTAGCGCAGGTTGTCGGCGCCGTGGCTCCACTCGTCGTGCAGCGGCGCGCCAGGCTCGTTTGTCTGCTTGTTGATGGCGCGGCGGTAGCGCTTGGCGCACTGCACCAGGCGGGCGGTGCGCTCCTTGTCGAAGTACATGCGGCCGAACGCCATGCGGGTGACGCGGATGCCGTCCTCGACGCTCATGTTCGGTGTGATGCGCACGGTCCAGCCGAGCGCTTCCATGATTTCCTTGGCGCTCTTGCCGGTCTGGATGTTCTTGTGCTCGCCATCGTGGGGCAGGTAGACGTTGCCCCAGTTGTAGCCCTTCATCTTCAGGTCGGCGCTGTAGCTGTCCAGCGTGCGGCGGTTGTCCTCGATGTACTCGATGACCCGCAGCTCCGACGCGTGCTTCTGCACCAGGCTGATGGCCATGGCGTCGTTCCATCCCAGGTCGAACACGACATGGACCTTCAGCATCGGGTCGTAAGGCACGTTGCAGATCCGCTTTTGGGTCTCCACGGCGGTCATTTCGTCGTAGTAGATCGCGCCGGCCACCGCAGGCTTGCAGATGCCGCCCCAGATGTTGTCGTAGTCCTTGGGCTGGCTGCGCATGCAATCCAGGCGCTCCTGTTCCAGCTTGTCGGTGAACCAGGGGTTGTCGCAGAAGTTCATTTGCTCGACCACGGCGCCGGTTGGCGGGTTCACGACGAACATCTGGTAGGTGACGTCGGTTTCCAACTCCGGGTTGAACGTGATCCAGATTTCCGATCCAGGCTTGCGGATGGTCGGCCGCAGCACGTCCCAGGACTTCTTGCTGACGGCCTGCGCTTCCTCGACCCAGCAAATGTCCACGCCTTCGAACGACTTGATCGTGGTCACGGTGTGCTGCGCGAGGCCCGAATAGGCGAACGTCGTGCCGTTCTTGCCCCTGATCTCGTAGGCCAGCACCTCGTAGAACTCGGACAGGCCAAGCTCGGCGATCTGGTCCTTCAGCAGCGTGTGCACTGAATCCTCGATGGACTTCTGCACTTCACGCGCGCACAGGATGCGCAGGGGCCGCTGGGCGCCGAGGATCAGCAGCGCGCGGGCGAAACCCCAGCTCTTGCCGGAACCGCGCCCGCCGTGCACGACCTTATAGGGCGCCGGCTCGAACAGGCATTGCAATTTTTCGGGGAACTTAGCTGTTTCCATTGGGCTTCACGAACTCCACCTTGATCCCGGTGAACAGGCCAGAGCCGTCCGGGTTGGTGTGCTCTTGGGTGATCTTTTCGCCGTACCGCTTCGGGTCCCACTTGGCCAGCAGCTTCAGGCGCGTCTCGATGCGCAGCTTGGAGCGGCTGATCCATTCGGTGTTGGCGCGCGCACCGCTCTCGCCGTAGACGGTGTCGTTGCTGGTCTCGTCGGCAATGTCCAGGCAGTCGGCCGCGATCTGGTCGAAGCCTGTCTCGCGTGCGTGCGCGATGTCGGAAGCGAATGCATCGCTTGCCTTTTTCCAGTTGCTGATCGTGCGGGACGTCGGCATGTGATCGTCGCGGCAGATGCTCTCCAGCGGCTCGCCTTTCGACAGGCGCTCAATGATCTCGTCCGCGATCTCTTGCGAGAACGTGGTCTGCCCACCACGCGGCCGGGCCGCAGCCGGCGCCGCGTCGCGGGTCTGGTCTGTGGTGTTGTCGCTCATGGTGGCTAGGAAATAAAAAAGCCCGGCACGTGGCCGGGCGAAAGGGTCTGCGGTCCAAGCAGACCCAGGAGACATGGAGTGGTGAGACGCAACGCATGGGCGCCACTCGGGCGGGGTTGGTTGGTCGTGCGTTCACCACACGGAAGCCTCAGCGCGCGGCCTGGCTTGCGTGTGGTCACCGGTTACGCCGGTGAGGCGGCAGCAGATCGCGCGCTGCTCCGCATTGGCCGATTACGCTGCGGCGTGCAGGCGCTGCTTCAGCTCGTAGCCCATCAGCGGCCAGATTTTCTGCACCGCATTCTGGCGCGCGATCTTGCGGCCGATCTCGGCGTCGAAGTTCTCGGGCGAAGCGCAGGCCGATTCGCCAGTGACGGTGAAGCCGTTCTGCAAGACGAGCACGCAAATGCTCAGCAGGGAAAGCGATTCGTGGGCCAGTGCCTTGGCACCGCCGTGCGCGGCCGCATAAGCTTGCGCCGGGTTGATGTAGTACTCGGCCAGGATGTTCTCTTCGATGTCGGCTGGGGTAACGCGCGCAGCGGTCTTCCCCTTGGCCTGGATTTCCTGCTCGATTGCTTGGTCGTTCATGGCATTCCTTTATGTGCCGCACAAGTCCGGGGCGGCTTCCGGTGAACCAATGCAAAAAGCCCGCTACCTTTCGGCGCGGGCTTTCTTCCAGAGACGCCGCAGGCTCCCATCAGGGAACCGTGCGCGTCGAATTTCTGGACGGAATTAAGTTGTAGCTTGGAATTTACTGCTGAGTTTGCCGCTGGTCAAGAGGATTTTCCTCTTGGTGCGTTTTTGGCTTCTCGCGTGGGCATCTGCAATACCAGTCTGTACCTGTCGGGCGCATGCCTGGCGGGTAGATTTTTATTCCGCATTTCGCGCAGATCGGGTGTGGACTCTTGTTCATCGGTCAGTCTCCATTTTGTTTTTTGACAAGAGATTCTACCGCAGCCTGCGCCTGCCTGAACTGCTCCACGAACACGGTCGCCGGCCGGTGCGCGATGCTCATCTTGCGGCAGACCACCTCTGGCTGGGCCTGCTTGATGTAGCACCAGTACAGCAGCATGCGGGTGCGGTTGTCGACGTGGCGCATGGCGCGCTCGATCAGCAGGGCGTCGGCCTCGTCGACGGTGCGGCGGTCGCCTTGCTTCGGCTCGTCGCCCAGGGCTTCCCGGCGCAGGCGGTCGCAGTAGGCGCCGGTGGGGCTGACGCCGATGGTGCGGCTGCCGGCCGTGGCCCAGCGGCTCCAGTTCTCAAGGCGCAGGCCGATGTCGCGTCGTTCGTGCTCCGTCAAGGCGCGTCTCCGAACAGTGCAGCCACGAGCGGATCGCGGCGCGGTGCGTCCTCGGGTTCCGGCTTCACGCCGGGGAGCGCCCACACCCGCGAAGGGCCATCGGCGGTCCGGCGCCGGTCAGGGTAGCTCTTGACCTTGCCCGCCTGCTCCATGCCCACCAGCGCGCGGTATGCAACCTGGCGTTCGACCTGCAGCTGCACGGCCAGGGTGAGGGTGGCGCGCGGCTTGTCCTTCAGCGCGTCGAGCAGGTTGGCGCGCAGGGCAGCGGCCACGTCGGGGGCGGTGTGCTTCGTCATGGCTGGGCCTCGCTAGTGCGAACGGTGATTTCGTGCTTCTGGCTCACGGCCACGCTGTAGGTCACCCACTCGTCGCCGCGCTTGACCAGGCAACTGGTGCCGGCGCTGTAGAAGACTGGTTGGCCGGTCAGCTCGCCGTACTGCGTGCAGCCGCTACGGTCGATGGCGATGGCGATGAAGCAGCAGGTTGCAACCGCGGCCGCGGCCACTGCGATGATGCCGACAAGGCCGGCGAGGAATTCGAGGTTGTCTTTCATGCTGTCTCCTTCTTCATTTTTGCGAGCTGCGCGCGGAAGTCAGCCTTCATCGCCAGCAGTTCGGGGATCGTCCAGTTGCCGCCGGCCTGGTCGCACTCGAGCGCGTCGACGGCGGCCAGGCCGATGCGCGCGATCAGGCCGATGCGGTAATCGGCTGCGTTGCCGGCGCGGTAGCGGTTGCACTTCTTGCACTGGCCGTGGGCGTTGCGCAGGTCGAAGCGCAGGTGCGGCGCGCTGCCACGGCTGCGGTAGTGGCCGCAGTCGAAGCCGCCGCCGGGCTGGTCCGCTAGGGTAGGCAGATGCGTCGGGCAGCTGATGCACTGCTGATCCCGGTCCCGGTAGCGCACCAGTGCGTTGAATGCCACCTGCACGTCGGCGATGTGCTCGCTGCGCGTCTTAACCTTCTGCTTGCGCTCGCGGGTCTGCTTGGCGTCCAGGCGGGCGCGCTCTTTGGTCGTGTGGACGATCGCGCATTCCGGGCTGCAGGCTTTGTGCATCATGCTGCGCGGCTGGAAGCGGTTGGCGCAGCCCTTGACCGCGCACTTGCGGGTGCGCGCGGGCTTCAGGGTGCCGGTGCGGGCGATGGGGGAGCGGATCATGGGCGGACCTCGCTGCAAATCTGCTTTCCATCGCGGCCAAGACGCGGCGTTATTCCATGGTGCGATGCTCCGACGTATTCGCACCCGGTGCCCGCGTCCCTGTAGACGTAGAGATTCGCCACCGTTGGCACCGTCTCGGACACAGGCTTGTCGCAGCCACCCAGGGGCAGCAGCAAGATTGCTGCTGCAAATGCTTTCTTGATCATGCTGTCTCCATCTGCTTGCCCTGGTGCTGCGCCAGGTACGCCTTCCTCTCGCCGATCTGCCCGGCCGGCGCCGTCTTGAACAGCACGGTCGGCGGCCCATCGGCGCGGACGTAGACCTCGTAGCCGGTGCAGAAGCCGAGGCCGGCGGCGGCCTGCTGCTCGTGGCCCTGGCGGGTGAAGCGGGCGCACATGGCGCAGGGTTGTTTGGCGTCGTTCCTCACTTGATGGCCCTCACCGTTGCCGTTTTCGCGGGCAGCATCAGGTCGCCGGCCGATTTCATCGGCAGGATCGGCGCCGTCGTGCCGCCCAGGCGCACCGCGTCAGCCTTACGCTCGTCGCCCACCAGGATCGGCGGGTTCAGGCGGAAGCCCTGCTGGCCGTTGTGTGCGTTGGCCATGCCGATCAGCACCGGCGGATACTCGGGCGTCTCGTCGCGCATACGGTAGCCGCGGTAGCGGGTCTCGAACTCGCGCGCCACGAACGGCCATTCCTTGTCGTCCTTCGAGCCGATCAGCACCCAGCCGCCCATGTCCGAGATCACTCGGTGGATCACCGGGTCATCGAACACGACGCACTGGTAGGTTCCGACGCGGCGCACGGCCTGGTTGACCTTCGACCATGCGATTGCGGCCTGGTCGTCGGTGCGGCCCTGCATGACGCGGGCGACGTCGGCGATCTTCGGCATGAACTGGCCGCTGTCCGGGTTGCGGGCATGCGCCCACAGCGCGCGCTTCACGCTGGCCAGGTCGTATTCGCGGAGGCCGTTCCAGTACAGGTCGACCACGTTTTCCGACAGCTCCTTGCCGTAGTAGTCCGCGACGGCCAGCAGGGTGCGGGAGAATTCGGGGAGTTCGTGCTCAACCATGGTTCTGCTCCTGTCGTTTTTTCTCGAGCCAGGACTCGATGTTTCGGGCGGTGGCCTGTCCGGCCTTCGTCAGCTGCTGCGGTGCGTCGTTTGCAGGTCCAGTGGGCCCGGCGCGCTGGTCCTTGAGCACCCATTCGGCCTCGAAGCCAACCCAGCCCCTGGTGCAGCAGATCGAGAGCACGCCGTCGAGCGACATGCCGGCCTTGCCGGCTTCGGCGATCAGGGCCTTCAGGACGGTCGGGGTAACGGCGGCGCGCTTGGTCTTGCGGAGCGTGAGCCAGTCGGCAGCGGTTTGAGTGGAGACACCCTCGGCGAGCAGGTCGGGCAGGGGATCGAACGTCGGCGCAGCCGGCGTTGTCTTTGCTTTTGACTTTGCCTTTGGTTCTTCTCTTTTCTCTTCTTCTCTACTCTTCTCTTCTCTAGGCGTGTCTTGGTGTGACGTGGCGTGACTTGGCGTGACATCTGGCGTGTCGCCACCTTGTGCGCTGTCACGCGCACGTTGCGCACGCTTGCGATCTGCTGCGGTGTTGTCTTCGCGTTCGCGCTTTGGCTGGCGTGCATCCCAGCGCGCAATGCGACCCTCGGCCAGAAGGCCGCGGCCTTCCATGGCTTCGAGGATGCGTGCGGTGGTGCCGTCGTCGGCGCCCAGGAGGAAGTCGGTGGTTTCGTGGTCGATCTCGTCGACGCGGCCACGATCTTGATTTGCGCTTGCCAGTTCCAGCACCAGGGCCCAGACAGCAATGACGTCGCCGACGCGCGCGCCGGCCTTCTTGGCCACGAGGCCGAACTTGGGATCGTTCACGCTGCCGTGGTGCCAGCGGAACCAGTCGATACCGTTTGCCACGTCAGTGCTCCTTGTCCAGCAGGAGCGTGCCCAGGTCGAAGTCGGCCCACACCATGACAGGCGCGCCCTTGCGCATCACGGGCTTGCCGCTGTCGTCGAGCTTTTGCGTGCGCACCATGATGCGAGGCAGACGCACTTCGGCCGGACTGACCGAAAGCCAGTCGCGGCAGAATTGCGGTGCGTCGAATTCCGGGCTGATCTTGACGAGCTTTTGCTCGGTGAGGAATAGCGATTCCGCCTGGAGCTGCACTTGCTGCGCCCATTCGGAAATAGACAGGTGCCGGCGATCTTCGCCGGTCCCCATTACGGTAGGAACCTTCTTCTCTGCCTTGTTGCGGCAGACGGTTTTGCTGATGCCGAATACACAGAACGCGCCCATGATCAGCCTCCAATGAAGTGGTTGTTGATCGTGGCCGTCATGGCTGACCCGCCTTCGCATTGGCGTTGTCGATGACACGACGCAGTTCCCGGCGCGCGTGGCGCTCGGCTTCCTGTTTGAGGGGGTTGCCGCGATTAACGATCGCATCCTGGTCGATGGCTCGCCAGATGCGTGCGGCAACTTCGATTTTGCTGCTCTCCTGCTTCTTTTTTAGTTGTGGGCTTGTCATGGTGCTCTCGGGTTGATCGGTTGGATGTCCCACTGTCCGGCCTTAAAGGCGCATGCGCAGTTGCGGGCGTGCTGCGCGGCCGGGCAGCAACATGGCCATGTTCTGGCCGTAGGTTGGCCGTTCCACCTGCTGGTGCCGGCGCGTATCCTTCCGGTCAGCAAGCCAGCCCTTCGCCAGGTTGCGCAGCAGGGTGCTGTGCTTGACGTCGGCTGCGGCGCATTCCTGTTGCAGCTCGACGAACTCGTCAGCGTTGAACAGGGTTTTGACTTCGATGTTTCGTGGTGCCATGTGTTTCTCCGGGTGGGTGATTCGTATAGGGGCGCTTCGATACTTCGGGTACTGCTGGTAAATGGACTACAGGCAACTTTTCGGGCAAACGAGAAGCTGCTGGATCAGGATGGAGGCTCGGTGGCCACGTGGTGTTCGGTCGCCAGTCGTTCCAAGCCGCTGATGACCTGGTAGGAGGGACGCTTCGTCCCGGCTTTGCCGGAGGCCATCTCGCTCACGGTCGGCTGCTTCAGGCCGATAGCGTTTGCAATCTGGGTCTGTGTGAGTCCAGCTCGCTGGAGCTCGGAAAGAATGAAAGGAATGTTCATGAACGACAGTATAGGAAATCCGATTTTATCTGTCAATCGGTATTCCGATCTAGTGCCGCAGGATAATATCGGTATGTCGATAGGATCAAGAATCAGAGAAGCGCGTCGTGCTGCAAAGATGACGCAGAAGGAACTCGCCAAGAAGGTCGGGCTAGCTCAGGCATCGCTGTCTGAGCTGGAGACCGGCGAGTCGCAAGGAACAACCATGATCGCGTCGTTCGCGGCAGCCCTGGGCGTCAGTGCCTTGTGGCTCGAAACAGGGAAGGGCGCGACGGCTCCAGAGCTACATGTGGTCTCAGCCCCTGACTCGCCGTTTGTCGAGCAGCCCGGCCAACTGGCAGATGCTCGGCCGGTTCTGGCTGGCGAGCGCAGCGATACCGTGGAAATTCCACGTGTAAAGCTGCGCCTGCGCGCCGGAGTAGCGAATTACGACACCGAGCCCGACATGAATGGCGACGGCCACGAGCTGGTCCCGCGCGAATTGCTGGCAGCGCTGGGCTTAAAGGCCGCCAATCTGCTTGCCGTACGCGTGCGAGGCACGAGCATGGAGCCGATGCTGTTTGAGGACGATGTCGTCATCATCGACAAATCGGACACTAAGCCAATCAGTCGTGAAGTCTATGCGGTGAACTTCGATGGCGACGCTTGCGTGAAGCAACTGCTTTTCAAAGGTGGGCAGTGGTATTTGCATTCGCTTAATTCGGATCACAAGCCAGTGAATGTTAAAAGCGGGCAATGCAGTATTGTAGGTCGCGTGGTAATTCAGCCAACGCGGGTATTAACTGGACGCCTCTAATCGCAAAGAAAGGAAATAATGCGACCGCAGGAAGATATAGACGCCGAGAACAGAGATATTGCACTGCTTGCGGATATGGCTAAAAAGGGCCGCGCCGCCTCTGATTTTGCGTTTGCCGTGACTAACGCGCGTCAAGCGTGCCGAGAGGCTGGTCTGGATGCGACTTTCGATGAAGACGGCGCGCACTTCACCCCGTGGCAAACAGCAAAAGCAGTCAGGCATGCTAGAGAAGATGCCGGCGCGACGCTGCTAATGCAATTATTCGTTTTGAAACGGTTGGACCGAAACCATAAGCTTTTGTGGGCAATCATAATATTGCTTGCTTATATCGCAGTCCATGTAAGTTAAATTAATCCCAGGACCGTGCATGGGGTTTCGATTTATTCATTCCAAACCTCATGCTTAATTACAGCGAGCACGGTTCGAGAGCTGACACCGAAAAGGGCCGCCCATTCACGTCTGCGGTGCGGCTCCGCACGGATTTGAGCGACTTTCTCCCTCGTAAGCTTGGCATTGTGGTGCCGCTCCCCGGAATGAGCCCCATGGCCACGCCCCTTCCTTCGCATATCTTCCATATTCTCCGCGTGGGTGCCCAAGAATAAGTGCGCAGGATTCACGCATCGCGGTACGTCGCACCGATGGCAAACAAAAGCACCATCGGGGATGGGGCCGTGATGCAGCTCGTATGAGACCCTATGCGCCCGCAAGGGCTTCCCATGATAGATCTTGCCGTAACCTCGCTGGTCCGTTGCTCCCTTCCATAGCCAGCACCCTTCCGACTTCTCTACTTTCCACTTAAATTTCCGCTCAAGTTCCATGTTTCCTCCAGCCTGGCCCATCCAGGCGATGAGGTAGTGTAGCAATTTTCCTGAGAAAATATCGGAAAACCTATTGACACCGAATATCGGATCACCGATACTATCTCCAACGAAACGAGCTCAGCACCTGAGCCGAACTGGAGAGAAGAATGCGCATCCCCATCCACCAACAGCCGAAAGTTTCCAGCGCCTACCGCCTGCTGACGAGTTACCTGCACGACGGCCTGCTGCTCGACCTGTACGGCGAGTTTGACGCCGACGGCTACACCGTGCTGGACGTCGCGCTGAGCGGCACGAACGTTGGCCTGTTCCCGCTGACCAGCCTGGAGTTCCTCGACCAGCTGAGCACCTGGTGCAACGCGAAGCTGCCGAGCGCCGCCGAGCTGCGCCGCGCATCGGAGCGCCAGGGCAGGGCAGAGCGCGCCATCTGGCAGAGGCAAGCAGCATGAGCTGCCCGCACTGCAACGACACCGGCAGCCGGTCGAAAGACCTGCGCGGTTACTTGGACTGCACGCACTGCCGTGTCGCCACTGAGCGCGAGCAGCTTGAGACATGGATTCGTGAGCAGCGTCGAGCTGGAGAAATGGATCACGTCCCCAGCGACGACGCCTGGCTGATCTACCAACTCGGCAAGGCGGCAGCAGCACCGCCGTGATCCACACCGCCTGGCTGGCGTAACCAGCCACCACAGCAGAGCGCCCCAACTGGACATTCATTCAACCAGTGTTTCGGGGGAAACCGGGGTGTTCTGCTGTAGTTCAAACACAACGACAAGGAGAGCAGGGATGAAGAGTTTTTGGCTGAAGTTCAACGAGCGTGGCCCGGGCTGCGTCGAAGCGAAGGATGAGCAGGCCGCAGCTGCCATTGCAAAGGAGATTACTGGCTTCGATGCGAGCAGCGTGCAGGACTTGCCATACCCGGCGAATCCTCGCATCAACAAGCACATCGACCCGAAATACGGCGAGTGCCCATCGTTCTGCTTTGCGCCAAACCAGTGCGCCGGCCGTACCAGCTGCCCGCAGCGCTACTCGTGCACGGAGTGACCATGACCGCGCTGACCCTCTACCGCATCCCGCGCCGCTTCGTGCGCAAGCTGCTCAAGCCGCTGGCTCTCGCGTTCAACGCGCGCCAGATGGCGGCCTCGGAAATCGAGATCGACATCCTGCAGGCCGGCATCGAACTGAACCGCGAGCTGATCTGCCTGGAGCACCGCCACCAGGTCAAGCTGCTGCGCCAGCGCGACGCGATCAGGGGGTGGTGATGATCCGCCACCTTTACACCCAGTACCGCCTGTCCCTGCGCGCCGGCTTCGGCCCGCGCAAGGCAATGACCCGCGCAGTGCGCACCTATGTTTTTGGATTCTAGGAGAGCAAGATGAACGAAGTACTCGACATGGCGCCGGCACAAACCGCCGTCGCAACCCAGCAGCCCCGCGCCGTTGCCGCCGCACCGAGTGGCGCAGTGGCGCCCGCCGATCTGCTGCGCTACGCCCTGGAGAACGGCGCCGACCTCGACCGCCTGGAAAAGCTGATGGAGCTGCAGCAGCGCTACGAGGAAAACGAGGCGCGCAAGGCTTACGTCGCTGCCATGGCCGAGTTCAAGCTGAACCCGCCGCAGATCGTCAAAGACAAGCTCGTGCAGTTCAGCGGCACCTCGTACACCCACGCCACGCTCGGCAACGTGACCAGCGCGATTGTGGAAGGCCTGGCCAAGCACGGCTTCAGCCACCGCTGGGACACGGAGCAGCAGGGCGCGCAGGTGGTCGTCACCTGCATCCTCACCCACCGCAAGGGCCACAGCGAGCGCACCACGCTGTCGGCGGCCAAGGACGACTCGGGCAAGAAGAACAACATCCAGCAGGTGGCGTCGGCCATTACCTACCTGCAGCGCTACACGCTGCTGGCGGCCACCGGCCTGGCCACGCACGATCAGGTCGATGACGACGGCGCCGGCGCCGAACTCGACACCCGGCTGGCCGACAACTGGATCGCGCGCGTGGACGCCGCGCCGACCGATGCCGACGTGCTGAAGGTTTGGGAGCTGGGCATCGTTGCCATCCAGGCCGCGAACGACCGGCACGCCTACAAGGAATTCAAGGATGCGGTGGCCGCGCGCCGCGCCGCAATCGCGGGAGCTGCGGCATGAAACTGAAGCCGTTCACGATTGTTGATGCCCCGCAGCGCAGCCCCGAGTGGTTTGCAGCGCGCCTGGGCCGGGTTACAGGCAGCAAGGCATCGTGCGTTCTGATGGGCGAGAAAACCGCAGGCCGCGCCGACTATGTCATGCAGCTCGCGCTGGAGCGCCTGACCGGCGTGGCCGAGGAACCGGGCTATGTCAGCGCCGAAATGCAGCGCGGGATCGACAAGGAGCCTCTTGCCCGGATGCGTGGCGAGATCGCCGGTGCCTTCATCCGCGAAACAGGCTTCCTGCGCCACGACACGCTGATGATCGGCGCTTCCCTCGACGGTGATGAGGGCGACTTCCGGACGATCTGGGAGTTCAAGTGCCCGAAGTCGACCACGCATGTGAAATACCTGCGCACGGAGGGTGCCGCACTGGTGGCTGACTACCAGCCGCAGATCGTCCACGGCCTGTTCGTGACCGGCGCCGAGCGCGCCATCATCGCCAGCTTCGATGACCGCATGCCGGCTGGCCTGGAGTGGGTGCAGCGCGAAGTGCGCGCCGTCGACCTGCCGATCTCCGAATACGAGAAGGCACTGCTCAAGTTCTTGGCTAACGTTGAGAGCATGGAATCGGAATTGCGCGAGCTTCAGGAGGCGTCATGCACCCATTAAGCAAGCCCACGGTTGATCTCAGCGGGCAACGCTTCGGCCGCCTGGTGGCTATTTCGTACGTTGCAGGAAGCCCGAAAAAGGCATGGATGTGCAAGTGCGACTGTGGCGCAACCGTCGAGATTCGGGGGCGGAATCTCCGGATAAGGAAGACAAGCTCCTGCGGCTGCCTCAAGCGTGACAACCTGGCGGCCGGCATCGCGGTGGTTCATGGCATGACACGGACGCCAACCTACAAGAGCTGGAATTCGATGATCGGCCGATGCACGAACCCGGCCGAGCCCACGTACCACCGCTATGGCGGAGCAGGCGTCACGGTATGCCGGGAATGGCGCGAGTTCGCGGCGTTCCTTTCGGACATGGGCATTCGGCCGTCCGGAACAACCCTTGACCGCATTGATGTGCAAGGCAACTACGAGCCGAAGAACTGCCGCTGGGCCAGTGCCAAGGTTCAGGCGAACAACCGTGGCAATAACCGCTTGATCACCTACGGCGGTAAGCGCATGACCATCCGCCAGCTTTGTGATTTGACCGGCGCAGATTATTCGAGAACACGGGATCGCATCTGCAAGCTCGGTTGGGACGTTCAGCGCGCGATCAATGCCCCGGCCCAAAACAAAAGGAAAACAGCATGATCCTCGACATCGAACACGGCCAGCTGGTCGACCTCTTCGACGCCTTCGAGCCCGAACCATCCGACCTGGAGATCGTCACCGCCGTTTCCGAGGCCTTCGACATGCCGCTGCGCTCGGTGATCGAGCGCCTGATCTGCGTGGACTTCGTGGGCGTGCGCCAGCAGGTGTCGCCATGAGCGCCCGCCGCACCTTCGTCCTGGTGCACGACCAGGCCCGCAACAACGCGGCGCGCGCCATCGTCGAAGCGCCGCCGGGCTTCATGGTGGTGATCTCCGAGCCGGTCAAGAAGCGCATCCAGGAAGAGAAGTACCACGCCATGATCGGCGACATCGCGCGCCAGGTCGAGCACATCGGCCGCAAGTGGGACGCCGACGATATGAAGCGGCTGCTGATCGACGAGTTCGCCGACGAGATGCGCGCCGCCGGCACGCCGCTGCACCACGATGCGCGCATTGTCCCGAGCTTCGACGGACGCCGGATCGTGCAGCTGGGCGTCCAGTCGCGCGAGTTCTACGTGAAGGAGGCCGCGGCCTTCATCGAGTTCCTGTACGCATTTGGCGCCGCCCGCGACGTGCGCTGGAGCGAGCCATTCGGCCACAAAAACTAAACAAGGGAGAGACCATGATCGACGACATCAACACGAAGCGCACCGAGCTGGCGAACCAGATGGCCGCCGCCGGCGCCGCAGCACTCGACTTCAACGCGACCGCCGCCGTGCTGGCCGCGATCCCCGACACCGAGCCGCAGCAGTACGTTGCCGCCGGCACGCCGGAGAACATCGCCGCAATCCTGCCGGCCACGATCTGCCCGCAGCGCCGCCAGAAACACGGCGACCGCCCTACCGAAGCGCTGGTGTTCGACGAGCCTGCCGCTACCTCGGGCGATGCCCCGGCTGACCTGCAACAGCTCAAGGCGCTGGCACTGGCGGCAACGCCGGGGCACTGGTACACGCACCCGATCACGGATGACGACATGTACCCGCGTGGGCTCGCCATCGTGGCCGAGAACGGCAAGACACTCTCGAATGAAGACACCGGACCCGGCGACAAGGACGCGCAATTCATTGCCGCTGCCAACCCTGCCGTTGTTCTCGACCTGATCGCCCGCATCGAGCGCGGCACCGCTCCCCATGCTGCACAGTGGAACCTGACCGATGCCCGCGAGTCGCTGGCGCGTGCGCAGGCGTTCTCCGGCTTCAACGACCTGCCGCAACCGCTGCGCGTCGAAATCGACAACGCGGCAAGCATCCTGGCGAAGCTCGACGCGGCGCCCCATGGACGCGCAGCGCCTACCGAAGCCGCACCGCCGGTATCGGGCGGGGAGCCTGACATCTTCACGTTGGGCGCCAGCGCCGAGTTCACGCGCAAGGGTGGAGGTTACGCATCTGTCGGCGAATATGTGCGAATCGAAGACTACCGCGCAGCAGTATCTGCCGCCACCAAGCCGACCGCCTGCACGCTGCCGCCTCCGGGCTGGCACTGCACCCGCGCGCCGGGCCATGAAGGACCGTGCGCCGCCGTGCCGACTGAAGTGTACGCGGATGACTATACCCCCGAGCAGAAGGTCATCTACGAGCACGGAGTCGAGGACGGCAAGCTGATCGCGCGCGGCATGGAGCGGTACAAAGCCGGTGTTGCTGCCCGCGATGCCGCCACCAAGCCGACCGCCGACCTGAGCGAGTTGAACTTGTGGCGCCCGATTTATGACGGCGAGATGGAGCTGGATAACGCCTGCGGCAGATTCGTCATGCTGTCCGACGTTCAATCCCTTCTCGCCACCAAGCCAGCAGCAGCGCAGGCAGTGCCGGAAGGCTTCGTGATCGTTCCAAAGGTTCCTACGGACGAAATGCGCGACGCGGGCAACGTCATCATGCTCGACCGGGGCAAGCTGTTCCAGGTATGGCGCGCCATGCTCGCCGCTGCCCCTGCCGCCTCCACTATTGGAGCGGCACAGACTGCCGACCAGGTGCGTACTTCCGACTTGGAAACGGTTGTGAAATTCCTGATGGGTGAAGCGCCGCTTGAAGGTGTTGAGTTTGGCGAGAAGCACCCAACGAAGGCTGGTGCCTACTGGTGGCGTTTGAACCTGCGCGCGGCCTGGCAAGGGGCGCGGAAGTAATGGACTTTTACACCGGCTGCCACCAGCCATCCGATGCCAAGCACCTGGAGCGGCCATTCATCAGCCGCAACCGCCTGCGCGGTCGCAAGTCGGGTTTCGAGGTCGGCGACTGGATCATGGATTCCGGCGCCTTCACGCAGATTTTGAAGCATGGCGGCTACACCGATGGCGTCGAGGAATACGCGGCGCAAATTAAACGCTGGGCCACGAACGGCAACTTGATGGCGGCTGTAGCGCAAGATTACATGTGTGAGGCCCATATGCTGAAGATCACCGGCATGACGATTCCAGAGCACCAGCGGCTGACCGTCGAGCGTTACGACGCGCTGCTGGCCTGCGACACAGGCGGCGTCTATATCATGCCAGTTTTACAGGGGTTCGCGCCCGAGGATTACGTGCGCCACATTGAAATGTATGGCGAGCGCCTGAAGCCAGGTATGTGGGTAGGCGTCGGATCGGTCTGCAAGCGCAACGGCAACCCCGCTGCCATCGTGCGCGTGCTCCAGGCGATCAAAGATAAGCGACCCGATCTGCGGCTGCATGGCTTCGGCCTGAAGTCCACGGCGCTGTCCTCGCCGCATATCACCGGGCTGCTGCACACCGCTGACTCGATGGCGTGGTCATTTGCAGCTCGGAAGCAAGGCCGTAACGCAAACGACTGGCGCGAGGCAAAGCGCTTCGCCGAGAACATCCATGCGCGCATCAGCTATCGACCAGCACAGCATTCATTATTTTAAGGACTGAACCATGAACACCACCCTCACGAACGACCAGATCACCGCAGGCGCAGCCGTACTGGACCTCGACATGCTGGAAGCACTGGCATGCGCGGCAACACGCGGCCCATGGCGGCGCTCGGAGCGTCCATCTGGGCCGTTCTGGCACATTAGCAGCGAGTACACCATCGGCGGAGAGCGCTGCAAGCAAGGACGCCAGGCGATTGGATCGGTACACGCAGCAAGCAAACGCGACGCGCCAAAATATGCCGCCATGTTCCAGGCCAACGCTGATTTTGTCGCCGCCGCCAACCCAGCGACGGTGCTTGAATTAATCAACCTTGCCCGTCGCGCCCCATCCCCGCAGGTAGCGGAGAAGGTGGAACTGCCGCAGTCGCAGCAAGAATGGGAAGACCGCTACAAAACGGGCGTCCAACCCTGGTCGTTCCGCGTTCCGTCCAGCTCGCCGCTGCAAGACGTGTGCTCCGCCATGCAGGCCGAACTCAACGAACTGCGCCCGCTGGTCGCCGCATCCCGCCGTGCTGCTGGGGGCGATGACCCTGTGGCCTGGATTCGCAAAACGGACATCAGGGAACTGACCGACAGCGAGCCAGAAACTGAAGGATGGACGCCACTGTACGCCACCCCTGCGCTGCCAGGCGCAGGGAAAGCCGCCCCGGCTGCTGCGCGCAACTACCGCGACGAGGAATTCTTGACGGCTGCACGCGTGGCTCTGGTCTCGCTTGCGCACGCCGCCGAGAAACACGGCATCTACCAGACCGACTATGACCGCTTCGCTGCTGCCGTCGAGAAGTTCGCCGCCCAGCCTGCCGAGGGTGCAGGGCAAGCAAAGGAAGCGCTGCAAGCGGCAAACGCACTTTTGTTCGACATGATTGGTAAGCCAGAGTGGGATTTGCCGTGCGCCGCCAAGCACTTAATGAGCTACGCCGCCCATACCGAGCGCACAGCGGCACCGGAACAGCCAGAAGGCTGGTGGCAAGGCGGAGCATGACCCGCACGGTCGGATTCATGATCTGGCTGGCTACTACGCTGATGATCGTCTACGCCAACGTCGCCGCCCACCGCCAGGCCCAGCAGCCTCGCCAGTGCCCACCCGAGTGCGCCGACTGCGGCCACTCCTGGGGGCCGAGCAATAAGCCGTGGTGCAAATTGAAGAATATGAAAGGAATGAAATGAGAGACAACAAAGTAAGCAAGCGACTGCGTGAACTTGCGGCAGGACGAATTGGTGGCGAGATTCCGGTATTTGAGTACGACGCTGCCGCCGACGAAATCGACCGCTTGTCGCAGCCAGCACCTGCCAGCACCGGGCGGGAGAATTGGAGCGAAGTAATCGACGTGATCGCCGACGAGTTGGAGGAAAAGGCGAACATGACGGTGATTTCGCAGTTTACCGCGCTTTGCGAGGAATTCGACCGTCGAGCCCCTGTCGCCGCACGCGAGCTGGACGTAGAGGCCGAGCCCGAACTACTGTACGAAAGTATCGACACCGAGAGATTTTATGCGCTGGCGTGCTCGTGGCGCGACGGCGGCGATGCACTCTGGTCCGACATCCTCGACCACATTTACGAGTACGCAAAGCGCGAAGTTGCTGCCGCCCGCAGCGCAGCCCAAGGCACTGCACCAGCACCGGCGAAGCCATGGCCACAAGTGAATGCAGAAGCCATCGCAGCACAGGATCTGCTGGACTGGAACCGCAGCCAAGGCAAACGACCGATTGAAATCACGAAAGAGCTGGGCGTGGCGCGCAAAGCTTTCGAGTTCCTGGCCGCGGCGAAAGTGATCACGGCAGCACAACAAGCCAATCAGGTTGCACCAGTGAGCACCGAGCAGGCCGGGGATGCGTGGCTACGCACCTTCATGACGGACAAGCAGGCATTTGACTGGTCGTGGGCGCAACTGAAAAAAGATCTCAACGGCGAACGCTGGACCTCGGGGGAGTCGGTGCAGTCGTGGGCGTTCTACAAATACGGCTGGGATTATCGCGCGCAATACGAGCGTCAGCGGGCCGTCCCATCCCCTAACAATTCGCCGGTAGGCGCAGACAGGAGAGAATGATGTCCCAGACATTTTTGGCGCCGGAGGAAGTCCGCGAGCTGACGGGACGAACCAAGCACGCGCTGCAAGCCGACCAGCTTCGCATGCAGGGCATCCCGTTTTTCACCAACGCGGTCGGGCGCCCGATTGTCCCGCGTGCGGCGATCGAGGGACGCGCAAAGACGGCAAAACCACCGGAGAAAGCGTGGGTGCCCAACGTATTAAGAAATGGATGATGTATGGGGCGAAGGCCGACAAAAAACCTGAACCTGCCGAAAGGAATGCGAGCGCGCGTGCGGGGAGGGCGGACGTATTATCTGCTCGACCTGGGCGGGAAGCCGCGCCGGGAAGTGCCGCTTGCGGTTGACGATTATGTGGCTGCGGTGCGTAAGTGGGCAGAGCTGACGGTGAGCGCGGTGCCGGCCGCCGCCGCAATCACCTTCCGGCACGCGGCTGAGCGCTACATGCGGGAAGTGCTGCCCGCTAAGGCGCCCGGGACGCAACGGAACAACTTGCACGAGCTTGAGGTGCTCTACAAATTCTTCGATGACCCCCCGATCCCGTTGGATCAAATCGAGCCGACGCACGTCAAACAGTATTTAGCCTGGCGTGTGCGCATGACCGTCGAAAAGGCTGTCGAGGCGAATAGGCAGCGTGCGCGCGAGAAGAAGCCGCTGCAGCCGGTCCCACCAGACCTCGGACACGTGAGCGCGAACCGTGAAAAGGCATTGCTGTCGCATATCTGGAATTTTGCCCGGGGCGAGGGGCTAACCACGAAGGCCAACCCGTGCGCGGGCATCAAAGGACATAAGGAGGAAGGGCGCGACATCTACATCGAGGATGACGTTTATCGGGTCGTGCATGATGCCGCCGAGCAGCCATTGAAGGATGCGATTGACCTGGCCTACCTGATCGGCCAGCGGCCGGCGGACGTGCTGAAAATAACGCGCGCCGATATCAAGGAGGGGGCGTTATGGGTTGAGCAGGGCAAGACCGGGCATAAGCTCCGGATCGCCATCGTGGGGGAACTCGCGGCGCTGATTGAGCGCATGAGTCAGCGCAAGATAATGGGGCTGAGACTGGTCAACATGCCGGACGGGACACCGATGACAAAGTCAATGATGCGGGGCGCAATGGACCGTGCACGCGCCGCTGCGGCTGCGGCGCGACCCGACCTGGCGGCGCGAATCAAGGAGTTCCAGTTCCGGGATCTGCGCGCGAAAGCGGCGACCGACAAAGACGAATCGGACGGAATGGCGGCGGCCCAGGAGCAGCTCGGACACACGACGCCCACCATGACGCGCCATTACGTCCGGCACCGGAAAGGCAAGCTGGTAAAGCCCACCAAATAGCGTTTTGCGGAAAGCCGTTCAGATTGCGGAAAAAGCGTATGGCCGAGCAAAGTTGCCGAACCCCGCGCCGGTGCTATAATCCAGCCCGGCGCGGGCATGGCGGAACTGGTAGACGCATCAGACTTAAAATCTAAACCGAAGTCGTTGAAAATCAATGACTTGACTTCAATATTCGTTCCGCAAACTGTAGCTTGAAGCCGCCCCAACCGCCC